AATTTCTACGCTCATCATCTTTCATCTTTGCTAATTTTTCGGCTTCACTTTGTTTAGCTTCTTGTTCAGCTTCCCATTTAGCCTTAGCTGTTTCTAAAGATTTTTGAACTTTCCTATCAAATTCACTTTGATAATTAGATTCTTTCAACATTTCGTCAAAAGTCTTAGGTACATTAGCACCTACATTTTGGTTTTGTTGAACATTGTTATCAACAACACCATTTGAATTATTTGTGTCCATTCTTATTCCTCCTTTGTCCCAAGCCATTTACTTTTTAAGTCCCCAGCTCATTACATTTACACAAAACTCCATTGTTGAGCCACAATAGAAAGGCATTAAAAAAAGGAATGTAGCTATCATTCCTCTTAATAATCATTATTTAGTGCTATTTTATAAGCACTATATCAACAATAAAGTATTTCTTTACTATTGATATACTACCTATAAAAGTAGTATAGAAAAACAGCACCTTACTTAGTGCTGTCATCTAATATATCTATTAACCTTTCGGCTTCTTCCTGTTCCAAATTGATTGCTATTTGAACTATTAAATTATCCCATTCACTATCATTCAATTCTTTATCAGGAATATCAATATTTTTTGATTCTAATAATTCTATATCTTTTATAGATAAAATCTTTCTAGGATTATTCATTTTTCTTACCTCTTCCCTTATATGCTGTCTTGACACTTAATTCTTCTATATCAATAGCAACCATTTTTTTATCTTTGAAGAAAACCTCACTATTATTTATAGGACTATACCAGTGATTAGTTGGATCTTCTAATATATTTTTTATATCTTCCTTAGTGATATTTCTATCTATCATTCTATCAATGGTATGTAGTTTTATTTCACCAATAGTTCCAAAGTCTTTGGCTTGAACATTTCTTAAATACTCTCTTGTATCTTTTACTTTTTCATAATAACTATTAAATGATAAAGTTTTCTTTTTTTCACCTATTTCTAGGTCTTTTTTATAATGTTTTCCTATTTCCTCTTTGAGTTTTATTTCTTCATAATAATTGCTATTATTATACCTTAATTTAGCGTATTCTTCAAGGCTTTCAGGTACTTCACTAGGTATTATCCTTTTTAACTGATTATACTCGGCTATAAGCTCATTATACTTCATTTCAGTAAGATAAGTAATTGTACTTCTACAATAATGAAAATGATTATTAATCGGTGGCAAATTAGCCCCAACTTCTAGTCCTTTAATTGTATAAAGAACATCTCTTTTATCATCATCACTATATCTATAAAATCTATTCCAATCATTAACATAGAATAACATACCATTCATACCATCACACATCTTAGTTGTTCTATCATCAATTTCAGCAATAAATCTAACTCTTAATTTCTTTTGTCCTACATCTTCACCAGCTTTTAATAATGATTTATTGGCTATTTCTACAACTTGACTATCTAAAGCACCGCTTATTTTATCATCATTTATAGAAATATATCTATTTTGTTGTTTTTTTAAGATGTTTTTAAACACATCATCTTCTATATTAGGCTTTTTATTTTGTTGTAATTGGATAATAGTTTGTCTTTCTATTTCTTGAGCGTTAGTTAGTGCTAAAGCTTCAATATATGTTATCCAGCTACTGCCTTTTACATTAGGTAAACATAACATAGACCATATATATTCCCAAGTTAAACTCCATTTTTTCTTTTTAGTAGGTTTTATTTCATCAATACCTTGTTTATATAAATCTTGTCCTATTTCAGTAAATAAGACTTCCTCATATTCGTCTAACTGACTTCTTTCTTTTACAAAAGCACCCCACAATAATATACTTAACATTTCTTGATTAGTAATATATCTCTTATTTAGAATTTCTATAACTTTATATTCAAAATATCCTTTTAATAATTCAAGTTGTTTCCATTCATCAACAACCCTAGATAATTTTTTCCTTTGGTTATTAGAAATAGGCTTATTTAGATCCATATAATTAAAATCAATACCATTAAATATATCTTGTATATTATCTTGAGTTTTTAAGTTAGTTTTTTTATAAATTCTAAGATAATCTTTTAATTTTAAATCAGTGTAATTCCATCGGTTATTCAGGATAGTTTTATTATCCATTATATATCACCTACTTTTCTTGGCTATTTTGCAAACTTGCGTCTTGATTAGTATTAGACGCATTTTTTGTTTCTTTTGCGTCTTGATTATTGTTTTCTTCTGCTTGAGCGTCAGCTCCATCTTTACCGAAAGATTCAATCTTTTTCATATTTGCTTCAAGATTTTCTTCACTTTGTGTTTTCATTTTTTCTATTTCACTTGAAGCGTCTAACTCATCAGGTAATAAGTTGATGACAGTTTCATCACATACTAATCCTCTTAATGATAAAGCTCTATCAGTTTCGGCTTTCTTATCAGTAGGCATATTTCTTTGAAGCTTTATTTTTAAGTTTCTAAAGTCATATTTTGTACCTTTCTTTAGATTAATTCTAGTAGTAAAGGCTTCCCACATAGCTAGTAATTCTTTTCTAACTGATTTATCTAAGTAAGTGATAGATTGTTCTAGTGGAAAGAACTTCTTTTCTAGTGCTGAGCTATTATCGGCATTAGTAAAGCCTAAATCATTAACATTAGGACAACAACTAACCATAAATATTAAATCTATAAGTGTTTTCTTATAATTTTCTAAAGCACCATCATTGATATTTTTTTCTACCCATTCAATACTTCCACCCTCACCGGCATAAAATACAGGAGCTTGTAATACTACTTCATCTTCCTTTTTTCTCTTTTCATTAGGTATCCATATAATATTACCCTCTTCATCGTGTTCTATTTCTCCGTTATCATCTCTTTTTTCGATTAAAGTATCTTCTCTAGGTTCATAACCAGTCACCATTAGTTTAGCGTCATCATTGTATTGGAAAGTATTACCTGAGTTCTTCATAACTCTTTCATATTTAGCAATACTAGGTTTTGCTAACTCAAAACAAGCTAATCCATCAGGATTTTCTATTGCTATACAAGGAACACAACCCCAGTTGATCGTTTCTCTTGCTTCTTCATCTTCTCTAAAGTCATCACCTTTTAATTTACTATTTCTAAAATAGTATTTACAATCTTCGGTAGTGACTACAACCATATCAAACTTTTCACCTTTTTCATCAGTTTCTTCCCAAGTTCTTAATAAGCCTATCTTTTTAACAGGTGTAGAATAATCATAAATAGCTATTGTTTGTCTTGCGTCAACATTTGCATATACTATTTCATTATCTTCATTTTCATACCAAATACCATAACCAGCCGACAAATCATTATAACTTTGTATTAAATTATAATAAAAAAAGGAATCATCATTGTAATTCCTTATATAATCAATAAATGTTTGATATTCTTTTCTATCATTGTCTTTGGCATTGAATAATTTATTAAATAATTTAGTTAGAATGGCTTGTTTTTCTTTCGTTGGCATTTCTTCTACTTGATATATAGGAGCTTTACCTCCGGCATATCCATTTATCATATTTGATATAGCAAATTCAAACGCCACTTTAGTTTCTTTATCATTTTCAGCTACCAAACCTGATGGACTATTTTTTCTTACTTTCATTCTATATAACTTTTTTCTTTTATTCCATTCAGGCTTAGCTGATTCTAATATTGTAGCTATATTTTCAGCTTTAGTTATATATTCTTTATTATATTGCAACATAATTATTACCTCTCTTCCTTTTTACGCTACTTTCGTATTTCCAAACGATGAACCTCTTTCACCAACTGTCTTATCATAAATACCAGCTAATACATCAGCTCCATCATCGTGAGCATTTTTACCTTTCTTTTGGTATCTAGTAATATGTTTATAAAATTCTTTCCATCTATTAGCCCAATTAAATGGAAAATAGATATGTTCCATAACCCAGTGAGAACTAGATAATATTCTAGCTTGTTTATTTGCTGTTTGAGTAAATGGTTTAATAACACATTTATTGGATCTATATTTTTCTTTTAATATTCTTTTTACATTTCTAGCAAAACCTCGACCACCATTATTAGATTCTATATATGCTAGATTTACATTGTTTCTATATAACATATCAGCACACTCCTCCTCGGTTATTTCCATTCCATCATCAGTAAATAAAACATCTAATATATATGGTTCTTTATCTAATAATCCATATACCACACCACACAAATAATCATCACCGGTATCAGCTGTATCTACATAAGCGTAAGTAGTACCAAATCCGGGACTAACTTGATATGTTTTAAGATTCTTGTATAGTTTACCTTTTTCATCAATACATACTTGATTATAATTGGCTTCAACTATATCTTTATTCATCTCTTGAGTTTTAAATTCAAAATCTTCTCTATTTAATACTTCTTCACAAAGCATAGAACCATCATCTTGAATTGCTTTATAATTGATATGAATAACATTTCCATCATATTTATCTAAAACAAAACCAGCTAAATCATTGGTAGACCATCTAGTCATAACTATTATAATTTTAAAGCCTGTTTCGGTTCTTGATAACATAGTATCAGTAAACCAGCGTTGGTGCTTTTCTAATAGTTCTTCGTTATAAGCTTCTTGTACTTCTCTTATTAAGTCATCTATTATCATTAGCTTACAACCAAAACCAGTAGCTGTACCCTTTGGAGATGTTGCTAAATAGTTAGCTTCTTCACTTCCCTCTAAAGCCCATTTTTTCATCGAAGCTTCACCATACTTGACTTTTACATTAGGAAATATTTTATTAAATATTCCGTCCTCTTCTTGTATAGCGTCCCTTACGGCTTTAGCAAAAGTTCCGGATAGTATTTCATTATAACTACCGGTCATTATCTTATAGTGTATATCTCTACCTAAACACCATTGAACAAATAATGTAAGAGTTCTACTCTTTCCGTGTCTAGGTGGCATATTAACTACTAATACCTTTTTAGGAGATAATAAAAAGTCTTGTAATTCATTACAAAACTCTTTTAAATACTTCCTACCCTCCATATAAAAGTCAGGAGCTTTTATTTTACAATATTCCCAAAAGCTACGCCTAGCTAATTCATATCTTGCTTGTTCTCTTACATATTCAGGTATTACCACTTTTAATCACCAACCAATTTTCGTAATTCTTCCTCACTTAAATTGGCGTATGGATTAACTATATTATTATTTATTGTAGGGGCTTCATCTTTGAACATTCCTAAATACTTACCTAATAATTCAAGAGCTTTCATTTTATCACAAGTTTCTACTGATATACCAGCTGTTGTCAATTTATAACCACTTACTATCTTTTTAGCGTTTACACTTAACTTTTCAGTATCAGTAATATCTAAATGCGTCCTGTGATATTTTACTTTTCCTGTTTCTTCATCTACAACCGGTTCAGTTTCTACTTTAGCTATTTCAGTTCTATCACCAAAGGCTATGACTGATAATTCATTAACTATATCTTCTATAGTCACTACAGCCTTTTCCTCTACCTTTGATTGTAGCTCTTCTATATATTCTTTTACCTTAACATTTCTTAACAATCTACTAGCACTAGCCATAGCTGTTTCTTCTTTCTTACAGGTCTTATATACATTTAGATAAGCCTGTGTTCCATTCATACCTAATTTTAAATATTCTTGGCAAAACAGCTTTTGATTATTACTTAACGAGGTCATTACCCATCACCTCCAATTATTCCACCTTTAGCTAAATTATTTAGATTTATTTCTATAGGTATTTTATTTATTGCTTTACCTATTTCATTTATTATCTCAGTATTATCTTTAATACTGGCTTTAGCCACTTTTACTTTAGGAGAATTAGTAGGATCATTTATTGGATCGTTAGATTGTCTATCAAATATATTTACATCTACACCTATAGAATTAATACATTGTAATTCTATAAACACGCCTAATATCTTTTCAAATTGTATAGCTATCCAATCAGTGAGTTCCTCATTTCTAGCCCAGTCACAATTCTCGGCTAATCCACTCTCGTGAATAAATGCGTGTACTAATTCGTGTCTAAGAACTTTCTTTTTATACCAGTCTATATCATCTACACTGCTTTCATCTTTATCAAAGTTAGCTACTACAATTCTTTTAATACTAAAATCGGTAAAACCATCACACTTTTTTAATTGTGGATAATCTTTTTCTTCTGCGTCTTTTATTACTTCGTATTCCGTTCCAAGTATTTTTACTTTCATATCTAACACCTCTTTTCTCTAGTGCTAATTCTTCCTCACACTTTTTATTCCTAGGACATAGTTTACAGGATTCACTATATCTCATACACAACCCTAAATAATTCTTTTCTTTCATAGAATTACCTCTTATTCTTCTTTTCTAATCTTTTTTCAAGCCATTCTATGAACTCATCTATATTATTGAGGATAAGAACCACCGCTAAAAATAACATTTCTAACACTACCAATACTATTGCAATTATTGTATTTAACATATCTTATCACCCACTTTTTAAACATAATAAAAGGAACTATTTCTAGTTCCGCTCTTTTTTGTTGATAACATCAACGAATAAAAAGAATAAAAAGGACGGGTGAATAAAGAATCGAACTTTATATCTCAAATCAATTACTCTCAATGTATTTTTCCATTAAAATATCACCCATATTTAATCAAATAAAAATAATTATGATTAGTGATTCATTCATCTATCATAATTATTTCATTTTACTATATTATATCATTATATTTTCATTAGTCCATACACGCCATTTTCACGCTTTTTTCATTTTTTTATAATTCTTCTATGAAAGTATCAGGGAAAACATAAACTTTTAAGTCGTTCATCAATCTTTTTTTATGCTTACTAACAGTACCAACAGCCCACTCACATTCCTCAGCTATTTCCTCTATTGTTTTTTCTTCAAAATAATACATTGGAATAATATCATAATACTTATCATTTTCTATCTTTTTTAAAGCACTTTTAACAAGTCTTATTTGTGATTTAGCTTTAACTGATATTTGCTTTAATTCACTTATTCTTGTTTCAAGTGTTTCATCTCCATAAACATAGGTGTTATTTCTTTCATTAAGTATAAGTGAATTAGATTTAGCTGTTGGTATTGCTATACCTTTTGCTTCCTCTTCAAGTTTCTTTACTTCTTCGTCTATTAATTTAATAGCCTCAGGTAATACATTTAAACTATATAATATTTTTTCAGTACTTTTATAAGATGATTTAGGATTCTTTAATAATTTTTTATTCTTTAATTCTTCCAATACTTTTTTTACTATTTCATTCTTAGTTTCTTCTTCCATTATTCACCCCTCCTTTTTCTTTTGTGTTCTTGTTTTACAGCATTAACCATATCATCTAGCATTTCTTCGTTTAAAATACCATAATTTAATAAATTTTCTAAACAACTACTTATTAAAGTACATATTGTCATTGTATTTCCAAAAAACATTTGCTTACTTGCGTCCATATCAGGTTGTCTATAAGCTAATATAACTCCGTCATACGATTTATTATATTTTGAATTATTTAATCCTGTTTCATTTTGAACTTTTAGATTAAATTTCTTTAAGTTCTCATCTTCAAATAATAATTGATTTTCTTTGGGTTTAGTTATTTTCATTAGATCCTCCATCTAACCATAATCCAATTCCTAAAGCTAACATTTCAGCACAATTATTAATATCAATCTTCCTATCAACTTTCTTTTCCATTTCTTCGGCTTTTATTCTATAAATTGAATTATTATCTTTAGTCACCTCAAATCCCCAAATATCTATACTTTCTCCGCATTCACATTCTTTACTATCAAATTCATATCCATAATAGAATCCATAGTCTTTAGTATTTAATACAGCATAATCACTTTTTATACATACATCAGTCATACAATCCCTCCTTTTTTATCAATAGTACTTACTACTACTCTTTCTTGACTTTTTGTATTTTCACAATAAATATATCCATTTTCTATATAAAATTTTAATATTCCAGCTTTTACTTTAACAAGTATATTTATTACATCTTCAACAGCTTTCAAAACTTCCTCCTCTTTATATTTTTTCATTTGCTCTAAAATAATATTTTTTACTCTTACATCTTTTATTTTATTTTTATTAACTAATTGTAAATCGTTCTCTAAAGTTTCATTTTGTTGTTTTAATTTTTTTATTGTATATAGTGAGTCATAATATAATTGTTCATAATCTTCCATCATTTTTTACCTTATGAGTTTTATCTATTACTTTAGCAATTAATGAACCTGTTCTTGTCAATTCAGCTTCATCATATCTTAGTTTATTTTTATTCATAATTAATTCCTCGGAGTTAGTCACTAAAATCAAATTGTTTGGATCTATATTCAATTTATTTCCATCAGCAAAAATAACTTTATGTCCTTTTGGAATTTTTCCATAATATTGCTCATATATAACCCTGTGTTTTAACTTAAATATATTAGGTTCTTTAACTTTAATTTCTATATAACCATCAACATTAATTCTTTCATAACCTACTTTTTTATGGTTTGATGGTATATTACCTTTTTTAAATGAAGTTTTATTTGCTTTCATTAATCCTTTTGTCCCTTTGTTAAATGGAACATTTCCTTTTTCAAATCTTCCAGTTAAACCACTATTTAATTTATGATTACCTCTAAAAGTTTTTATATTTTGTGGAGTTAGGTTCATTTTAAATTTTTTATTAAACATTTCAGCCAATTCTTTAGCCGTTTTCATATAATTGTTATTTATTAAAAAATCTTTTTGCTCTTTAGTATATTTATTCATCGTTTTTTTCTTTCAACTTTAAAACTTCATTTTCATTAGTTATTCCTAGTTCATCAGCATATTTTTTTACATCTAATACTAATTTTGCATTATTAACTATTGCTGTACTAATACCAGTAATAGCTTTAGCTCTTTTCAATTCTTTTTCTAAAGCTCCGTCTTTTTCTAATTCTTCATCATCATTAAGTCTTTCTAATTGTTCAAATAAGTAGTTATTTAGGCTATTTAAGTTATTATTCACACTTATTCACCTCCACATTTGATTCTTTATCAAGTCTATTATTTATTTCGACTTTAGCTTCATCAGTTATAAGATTTATATTATAATCTTCCACCCATATACTATCAACTTTAGTTCTTGAATCTATCCAAAGATCTAATTCTTCTAACTCATTATCAGTATAAGAATTTAATATATCTTTTAATTTCTTTAACACCTTACTACCTCCTCTAACGAAAATTTTATATTGTTTGCTTTATACAACATATTTTTGTTTAATTCTTTACAATATTTTTTAGCTTTATCTTCTTCATACCAACCAGCTTCGGCTATATCCATAGTAGATATCATTTCTACCGAAAACGGACTTGTTTCAAACACGATAGCTTTTACATATATAAAGTCATCGATTTTTATTCTATATATTTTCATTAGAATCACCTTTTATCCCACTATAGATAGTTTTTAATTTATATAATCCTAAAACTTTAACATATCTTTGAATTTTAACTATTCTTAAATCTAAGTTTGAATTATACATATTCTTATCAAAATACATTTGATATTTAAAAGGCTTATTTACAAAATTTACTCTACCACAACCATAAGTAATAATATCTCCTTTTTGTATTAGTGCTAAGATATTTTGATTATTTCCAATTATTGAATTTTTAATTTTGTTATTATTTCCTATATAAATACTCATATTTGTTCTCCTTTAATTATTTCTAAAATTATTCCATTTATTAGTTCAGCTAATTTATTCCCACAATCATTATTAATTCTTAACTTTTCTTGAATATATGATCCATTTTTAATAGAGTCCGGTACAAATCCATAACTTGTATGATCTATAATGCTAACAAATAAATAATTTGCTTTTATTCCTCTTTGAAAACAACCGCATTTCATATTTAAACCTAACTTAAAAATAATATCTAAATGAGTGCTATCTTCGTCCGTCCACCCAATACCAATAGTTTTATTATCTAATAAACCTGTAGCTATTCCTTTATAAGTTTCAGTACCATTAATAACTTCATTATATTTGTTATAGTTCATATTACCACTCCTCTACTTTTTGATGTAAGGTTTCTATTCCGTCATATTCGTCAATTATATATTCTAAATCATCAGGAATTTCTACAACTTTTAAGTTACCAAATCTTCCACTAGCTTTTTCACCTAATTCCTCTACCACTTCAATCAAAATAGGATCTTCTCTATGTTCGTCTTTGAGATATAAACAATATTTTTCATAATCTTCATTACTAATTTCTACATTATCTCCCATATCTTTAATAAAATAATGTCTAAATATAGAATTATCATCATTTACTTTTTTATAAATAAACTTTCTATTAATAAATTCACTTTCATATAGATATAATGTTAGTCCTTTTTTCTTTGCGTATAACATATAGGCTTCTTTTGATACATCAAAACCACCAAAACATTTATTCAAAATTACTTTTTTCATTTTTTTCCTCCATATTCTCAATTCGTTGTATGAGTTTAACTAATTTAATACAAAACTTGTATAAATCAGCCTTACTCATAATTATCATTTGTTTTTGTTTATTTTTCTTGTCATTAAAAACATCTTCTAACATTTGTCTTGTTAATAAATCTATTGTTTCATCTAACATTGTCTTGACCTTATATACACACTAATATCTTTATAAGTTGTATTTTCTAGTACGAATAATGCTTTTTCTAAATACTCTTTATCAAACCAACCAAAATGTGTTTCTCTTAAGTGTAATCCTAACTTATTTGCTAAATATCCGTAGCAATCAGTCCTTTTAAAATTGGTATTTTTCCATAATGGATCAAACTTCCTGTGACAAGCCATTTTTAATTCTCTCAACTCTTTATTAGCTAATCTTCCAAGTGGCTTTTTGTTCTTAATATCGTGCACACCCACATAAGCTTTACAATCATCACATAAATAACAGCCACCATTACCATAAACTCTTCCGTAAACTTCTTTGTTAGAAGTATATCTAACTTTATCACTTCCGCAATTATCACATTTTACAGGAATATTTCTAAAGTCAAATATACATTCATTCCAAACATCATTATTCATTTTTAAAAGCCTTTTCGTTTATATAATTTAATAATTCTATACCAAAGCTAATTAATTCATTAGATCTATAACTTTCTAAATAAAATGTTTCTATTGAGCGTCCCATTTTATTAGGCATATTATCATCACATTCAAATAGTGTGACTTCTAATATATCATTACTATTTACTCCTAAGTAGAACTTGTCAGGAATATTTACAACTTCGTGTATTAGTTCTAAAGCTTCATCAGGTGTTAAATGTAAAGTTAAAGCTTTCATCTTTTTTATAAAGTCCTCATCTAATTTTTTAAACATTTTATCCATTTCTTTATCAGTTTTTGCAATATTTATCATATTTAAAATCATAAAAGCAAGACATACTAAATTAATAATTAAAATCATTGTTCTCATATCTTATCCCTCCTCAATAATTTTTATTATCCATTCAACAGCTTTTTTATAATTATTCTCATCTACATTTCGTGTAGTTAAAGCTGTATAAATGGTATTCACTTTTTTCTTTTCATTTAAATAAAGATTATTTATCGTTTTTAAATCTTTTTCCTTATTTTTTAATTTTTGAACTAGAATTCTATTACTATCTTCCGCTAATTGTAATCTTGTTCTTAATTTAATAATTTCTTCTTCACTCATTATTTTCACCAGCTATTCTTTTTAGCTGTCTTTCAACCTTAAACTTGTATTCATTCATTAAATCATCTTCTTTAAAATTTAAAATATATTTTAATTGATCTAAACAAATTGAAACATCAGTTATTTCTTCATAAAAATCAGCTTTTAATTGAGGCGTTATATCACCCTCTAATTCGTCATATTTTCTAGCCCATTTACAAATTACTTTTATAAGTTCACTCATTTCTTCAATCCATATAGGCATTTGCTTTTTTGCTCCATAGTGATTAACAATTTCTATATTTTTTTTAAGTGTATTTATCAATTCTTTTTCTTCGTTCATATTATTAACCTCAACTTTCAACTAAAGTATATTTTTTATATTTATTAGCCCAACCTAATTTATTTTTGCTACTAATCCATTCATCAGTAATATTGTAATTTTCTTTTCTTAAAAGATATATTGCGTGTTGTAAATCAGTTATTCTATATATTTCATAACATTCCATAGTAGATATACTTCCATATTTTTTTAAATGATTTAACACAATATCTTTTTGACTTATCTTTCCCATTTCTAATCCTCAAAATCTAATACATCTTTCCAATAGACAATATCTAATCCACATTCACTAGCCATATCTAATATTGTTTCTATTAAGTCGTGCATTTCTTTTTTATCCATTTTTGAACTTCCATAAAAACATTTATAATCATTAAAGATTTTATCTTTAACTTGTATTTTTCTAACTAGCTGTATTGCTCTAAAGCTTTCTCTTAACATTGATTCAGCCTGTGGCTCAACTAATAGATGAGTATATTTAGCTCCAGCTCTTACTAAAGCCTCAAGGTAAATATCATAATCTTCATTTGACCTATCACCATTACGAGCTTTATCTATCTCACCTATTAGAGCCCACATATATTTATTTTGCTGTTCAGTCCTTTTATCTTTAGCTTTAGATATTACTATTGAATATAATTCGTTCTTATCTAGGTCTTGAATTAAATGTTTATAGTTTTCTCGTATAGTAAGTGTAATTTCAGTTTCAAAGTTTTCATTTTTCCCACTACGAGAATAATTACCTACAAGCTTCATATATCACCTAGAAAGGTAAATCATCGTCACTAATTTCTACTGATTCCCCAAAATCGGCGAATGGATCATTTTCTTCTTTTTCTTCTTTTGATGGTACATAATCAGGTTCAGGTATTCCAGCACCCTCACTAGCTTTAGTATCTAAAAATTGTACTCTACTTGCTAAAATATAAGTTTCATATCCTTTAGTTCCATCTTCTTTATCCCAAGTTCTAGTTTTAATTCTTCCTGTAATTCCTACTAGGCTACCTTTATGACAATATTCGTTTACATTTTCAGCCTGTTTGTCGTAAACATATATTTTTGGAAAATCGGCTGGTCTTTCATTTCCGTCTTTGTCTTTTCCATTATTTATAGCTATAAACATACTTACAGCTGGTAATCCGCTTGTTGTAGCTCTTAATTCTATATCTTTAGTTATTCTTCCAATAATACTTACATTATTCATTTTCTTCATCTCCTAACATTTCTTCTAAATCTTTCAAATCTTTTGCTAAAGCTTCATTTAATCCTTTTAAAAATTCTCTTAATTCTTTTTTATCATTACTATTTTTTTTAACCTTTTCTTCACTTAATTTTTCAGTTCCAAGAGCACTATTAAAAGTATCTTTTAATAACTTTTCACTTACACCATTCTTTTTTAATTGATTAATTAAGATTCCTGTTATTTTTACTACATCTAATATATTTCCCTCTACAGCCATTCCTATATTACTAGCTATAATTTTAGTTTTTGCTCCATCTAACACCATTTTTATTTCTTTTTCAGTTATTTTGTTTTCCATATTTTTTCTCCTTATCCTATAACTTTTGTTGCTATTTCATTTAGATTTTTTTCTAAATATAATAAATCTTTACTATTATTTTTTATTGTATCCAACATACAATTTTCACCTACACATTCGGCGTTTTCACTAGGCATTGCACCTCTTAATACTTCTAAAATTTTACTGCTGATAGAACATAAATTTTGTATTATATCTTTTTGTTTGCATAATTCAGCACATATATTTAAGTTTTCTTTATTTTCCATTTTCATATACCTCCAAAAATTCATTTAATTTCTTTATCAAAACCTCTTTAGGTTTTCTCTTAACTTCTACTACTTGTCCTATATCTTTCTTAGGTAGCCAAATAGCATATAATTTATCAAATTTCTTTCCCATAGCCATTTCATAATAACTTAGTTGCCAACTTAAATATTCTTCATCTAATTCAGCTGTTGTCTTAATATCACATAAACATAGTGATCCTTTAATCTTTGCTATCATATCGAAACGACCAGCGTATTTTTGTTCAAATTGAATCATTGTTTCTTGTTCTATTACATCTATTTCATATCTATTTTTAAGCTTTAAATATTGTCTTAAACTTGCTTCTTGAATATAACTTAATTCTTTAGCTTGTGTCGTGACATTAAATGCTTCTTCTATAGACATTGTTTTAATGTTAGCTTCATACATTTCTATTGATTCGTGTATCGTAGTTCCATATTCAGCTTTTTTATTTAAAATTTTTCTATTAACTCCTTTATATTTATTAGGAAATATAAAATGTAATATTTCACTAACACTAGGAGTAATAACTCCATTTACTAGATAGATGTGTGGTTCATCAATAAACTCAATCATTACTCAACTTCTATTGATATTGAACTTGATACACTTGAATCTTTAGAATATTCTTCATAAATTTCAGGACATTCTTTTTTAAATCTTGTAGAATCAAATCTCTTTGTTGTATATCCAGCTTTAATCTTTGCTGAAAAACCATCTAATATCAATTTATCTTTTCCTACTAATTCCATAGCATTTTTTAATTGAGCTTTAAAATCCTTTTCTATTAAATCCATTTCTAATTGAACTTTCTTAAAGTTCCTATATCTTTCTATAAAATCATTATCAATTACTATTTCATTATCTTTTACGATTACTAATTTATTTTCTTCCATTTTCTATTCCTCCTAATCTAAATAATTATCATCGTCTTGTGGTACTTCTACAGCTTGTTCCACTTTTGCGTTTTCTTTTAATTTAATTAAACTACTTGCTTCTAATAAAGTAAGTTCAACAATTTTTACTTTTCCAATTTTTTTCATTAAAGGAATTAACTCCTCTGCTGTATATAATTTCTTAATTAGTTCTACTTGAGTTTTTTGAATTGGTAAATCTCCACCTTTTTGTTTAGTTTCAGTTTTTGCTGGTTCTTTTTTTGTAGTTGCTGTTTTAGTAGATTTAGGTTTTTCTTCTACAACATCCTCATCAATTCTTTTTGTAAATTCATCAGCTTCACTATCACTATAAATTCCTGAGTAAGCTATTTTACTATTTTTTAAAATTACTCTATCCATACATCTTTTTAAAGCCATAGCGTAAGGATAATCATTTTTACAATTATCTTTGCTTACCTCTCCAACTTCATAGATTCCTTGTTCAGGACAATTATAAGTAAATACTAAAGAGCCATTATAACCCTCTTTATCAAGCGTCATACATTCAGGTTTAAATTTTAATTCTCCATCTAAAACATCATTTATTTTTAAGCAACCATCGTGGCTTATGATTAATCCGCTATACATAACCTTAGTTTTATTAGCGTAAGTATTAACTAATATCCAAAAATCGCTTGTTTCCAATATTCCTTTATATTTATCACTTTCCAATAATTCAATAGCTTTATTTCTAGCTTCTTTATACTTTGGTGTTATAAACTCTACTGGTAAAGTTTTTCCATTTATATTTTCGGTCTTTTTTTCACCGAAGTTATATGTTTTCTTCTCTTCAACTTTTTTTGTTTTGGCTGTTGCCATTTTTTAATCTCCTCCTTTAATTTTGCTATTTCATTCTTTTGACGAGTAATAACTCGATCTTTATATTCACTTTCAGTTTTCAAAACATCATAATTTAGATTTAAAGTGTTATAAGCTCTTCTTAACTTCCAATATCTACTTAATTTTTCTTCTTCCATTACTTTTACCCTATAAGTGGAGTTTCCTTTTTTTCAATTAAATTAGATTTTTTATAGCTAAGAACTTCTTTTATTATTTCTTTTGGATATTCTTTTTGTATCGAATACCAATCAACCATACTTTTTAAGTATCCAAGTCTATTTTCAGGGATTGACTTGTTGTTTTCTAATATTGATAGAAAAAACTCTTTTCGTTGTTTTCTACATTCTTCATATAATTCACTCAACACCGGAAAATATTTATTACTTTTTCCTATTTCTTGAATTGACATATAAAATGTTTCAACCTCAATATCCTTAAAAATTTCATACCAACTTGTTAATTCTTCATCACTTAAATCTTTTAAAAAGTAATTAGCTAACTTTTTCATTCCTTTCAAAAATTCTAATTTTGTCAAAATAATCCACTACCCTTTCTTTCAATTTCAATAGCTCTATCTATGTCACTCATAGAAATATCTTTTAGTGTTTTCTTCTTAGCTGTAATTTTTTGATTTAGGTAGCCCTCGAATTTATTACTAAACAATGTTTCAGGTCTTAAAAACTTTTCAAAATCAGTTCCTAACCATTCTTCACATTTTTTATCAATAACAATTTTAAAATCATCTAAAGTAAATCCATCTTTAATTCTAGCCTTTATAAGAGTTTGTGTTTTATCAGTAGAATACTTATAATGTGAATTACTTTTAATATTTAGATATTCAACAATTCCTTTTATTTCTTCTAAAGATATTTTTTTAACATTAACATCTACATTATCATTAACATTAACAATAACATTAACATCTTGATGTGTTTTGTTTTCGTTCTCTTTTTGACTTTCATTTGATTTTGTTTTGATTTCTTTTTGATTTTCTTTTGTTTCTATTTCGTTTTCTTCTTGATTTTCATTTGATTTTGTAATTGAACCACACTTACTTCTTTTTTTACTTTTTTCTAAAGGTCTGCGTAAGTTATTAAATATCTTTGTTTGCTTATCATTTAAAGTTGGCTCAACATCTTCAAACATAAACTTTGTTATTGCTAGTAATAACTCTTGTTGTTCTCTTTCGGTTAGTAAGGTAATCAGTTCGTAGTATTCTTTATATATAGTGAATCCGTTCATCTTTTACCTCCAATCCTTTTGCTTTTTTAACCATTAAATGCTATAATCTAATAGTAAAATGTTTTGTTTTACATTTGATTTATGAGTTCTCGACCAATTCATAAATCTTTTTTTATTTATTAATTTCTTCAACAAAATAATCAACAATCTCTCCTCCTACAGCAAAAGCTATTAAAAATGTTAAAAATCCAAACCAAGTCCACCCTATATACTTTCCTGTAATCCAAGAATAGATTGTTAGCATAAATAAATCGTGAGCTACTATATATGCACATAATAGTAAAACTCCTAGTAATGCTATATTTTTCCATTTAATTTTTATTTTTTTATTTGTCCTTTTCATTCTTTAACCTCATTTCTATTTTTGTTTAAAATTACTTCTTTGATTTTCAATTCTTTTTTTACTAAATGTGTAGGTATCAAAATATCTCTTTTACTTTCAGGAATATAATAATTTTGTTCCTTAGCAATCTCCAAAAGATGATTCATAACTCTTTCAGCTTGACGCCTACCTTGTCCTAAAAGAATTGATAACTCAGTAATGTTTAAGTAAGGCTTTTCCATATTTCCACCTCTTCTTTGCTAGTCTTAGTTATTTTTTCTTATTGTTATTTATATCACTACCATATTTAGCTAATATATAGATAAGAGCTATTAAAGTGACACAAATAATTAAAGTTATTTGTACGCCTGTACTCATATTTACACCTCCTTATCGTCAGTTTGGTTTTCCCCAACTTTTTGAGTAAAAAAATATAATGCTATTTCTTCTTTAGGTATATCTAAAACTTCTTTTTTTATAGATTCAAGTATCTCATCTTGACTAAATGCTGTTTTATTTTTTAATTTATTAGATATAGCTGTATCAGATAAATGTAAAGATTCAGCATAGTTTTTTAGACTACCTAATTTTTCGGTTATTCTTCCTCTTAATTTAGAATAATCATAATTTCTTTTCATACTTTTTGCACCTCCTCTTTGGTTTGGAATTTCCCAACCTAGTTTAATCTTACACCATCTTTTTTTATTAGTCAATAGAAAAATTTAGTTTTTCCCAACTTTTTTTATATTTTACACAATAGTTGTTGTTTTTTCCCAACTTTTTTTGTATAATTGATATGAGGAGTTGATAAGATGTTAGTTGACACATTTGCCAATCGTCTTAGCAAAATAATGTCTATAAGAAATGTAAAACCTATAGACTTATCTAATAAGACTGGTATTGCAAAATCTCAAATAAGTCATTGGTTAGCTGGAACTTATAAGGCTAAACAAGACAGTTTAACTATACTAGCGGAATTTTTTGATGTTGACGAAACTTGGTTAATGGGATTCGATGTACCTATGAAAAGTCGAAAAAAATCCTTATCCAAAGAAGAAGAACAAGAATTACTTAAAGACTTTTTAACTCGTAAAGGCTTTTTAGATGAAAACGAAGAAATGAGTGAAAAAGATTTTAATAACTTGATCGAGTTTGCAAAAGCAAATAAAAATTTTATAATGAGAGATAAAGGCAAACAATAAGAATATCCCTTATTGGAGATATTCTAAATAAAAGATATATAGTGTAATATCAACTTGTAATTTTTCTAATTCACTATATAAAGTTGTACTATTCACGCTTTACCCCCTCTCAGGGCTCTATTATAAAATTAACATTTGATTATATCAAAAAAATAAATATAAATTATAAAAATTGCCTAAAATGTCAGTTTTTAGGCGTGAATTGTAAAAAAATGGATAAAAATATGCTAGTACAGATATTTTTAGATAAAAATGAAAGGAGTATAAATATGGAGGACACAATAAAAAAAGCTAAGCTTTCAGTTGTAGCATTAGTTTTTAAGTTATTTATTGATCTATTTGCTTGTTGTATTTTAATTGGTTTAGTTTGGTTTCCAAAAGATTTAATCAATTATTTCACAACTAAATTAGAAATAACTAATCGTAGAATCAAAGGTAAAGTTGGTTTAATTAAAACTAACGAACTTGATAGCCCATTAAACAAAATAAATAGTGTTCAAGTTAAACAAGGTCTATGTGGAAAGATATTTAATTATGGAACTATTATAATAACAACAGCTTCTTCTATGTTTGAGTTTGATTATGTGACTAACCCTAACGAATTTAAAACAATTTTAAATAATCAAATTGAAGCTTACGAAGAAAATAAAATGGATATGCAAGCTCAAAAAATAGCTAAAGCTATGAATAAATAAAAAAAAGACGCCTAGAGGTGCAACTCCAAGCGTTTAATGAAAACCCTAAGACTAGCAATCTTAAACAAAAATAACACAAGGCTATAATTGTAATGAGTTTTCTATTACATTATAGCACTTATTAGAAAATAAAACAATAAAGGAAGTGCTAAAATGTCAGTTTTTAAAGATAAAGAAAAGACTAAAGATGGTCGTCAATGGAGATTTAAAGTATATTATCACAATACCGAGGGAAAACTTGTTCCCTACACTTCTAAAAGGTTCTTATTAGAAAAAGAAGCAAAAGCAGAAGAAAGAGTATTTTTACTTAATAGAAATGCTCCTGTAAAGAAGAAGTTTGATGTTGTTGGTGATGACTATTTTAAAGACGCCGAAAAAAGAATAAGAGAATCCACTCTATTAACTTACTATTCACA